AGGGCGGCGATCAGGTATTTCTTCATGGCAGGTCTCGGAGGCAGAGCTTGGATTCCTCGGCACGTCGGGTGACGAGGCCGCGCAGCTTCTTGCCACCGGCGTACACCCAGCGGGTCAGCTCGGCGCAGGCGCCACGGCGGTCGCCAGCGTTCAGCTTGCGGAGGGCGGTGGAGGAGGCCCAGTTGCCAGAGCCCACGTTGAACACGAAGCTCGTGTAGGCGTCCAGCTCACCCTGCGTGAGGGGCACCTTGGCGGTGCGCAGGACGGCAGCAGAGGCGGTCTTGGCGTCGGACTCCAGCAGGGCAAGGCACTCGGCGTCCGAGTACCAGCGCCCGCGCACAGCCGTGGCCGTGTGGCCCACGCAGACGGTGGGCACGGCCCAGCCATGAGCGGGGTCGGGGTAGGTCTGGTTGACCTTCCCCTCGTGCTGGGTGATGAAGCCAAGCCCCGCAGCCGAGACCAGGGTGGCCCCGATGATGCGGTGCTTGATGCTCATTACACCACGCCGTTGGTCACGGGCTGGGCGCCGAAGGTCGCCAGCAGGAGGCCCGACAGGTCGCGCAGGGCGTTGGTGCCCGGGGCGGTGTAGGCGATGGTCACAGCGCCAGCGGTGTAGGCCGCCGAGGCGGTGAGGATCACCTTGTTACCCACCACCTCGACCTTGCTGAAGGTCTTGGCCGGCGAGGAGGTGAAGGCCGAGCCAGCAGGCACCACGCCGGGGTCCAGGGGCTCGCTGAACGTGATGGTCAGCACCTTGGGCGTGGCCGCGTCGATGGCCGCCGACACGAAGGTCGGGGCGGTCACGTCGATGAGGCCCGCGATGGCGGTCTTGCAGGCCGAGAGGAAGGTGTCCAGGGACTTGGCCTGCTCGGGCTTGGCCGGGGCACGCAGGTCCGCCATCACCTCAACGTAGCTGATGGACTTGACCAGCTCCTGGCGCAGGCGGTGGCCGTTGGGGATGAAGCCGGGAGAGGGCAGAGCGTCGTTCTTCATTGGGTGTCCTTACTTGTTGGGTTGGGTCTTCTTCTTGCGCAGCTCGCTGGGCGTGCTGTAGAAGAAGTCGGATTGCGAGGGGGCGTTCTGCGCGGGCGCGCTGGGTTGGGTCTCGGTGGACTTGTCAACCTGCGCCTCGCGCTTCTTGCGGGTGGCCTCGAAGATGTTGTCGGTAAAGAACTTCATCGGTGGTACTTGGAGAGCATGGTCCGCTTCTTCGGCGCCACAGCGGCGTAGCGGTTGCGGCCCAGCGGGTCTTTGATGGATTCGGCAAACTCGCGCTTGCGTTGCTCGGCGAGAATGCGGGTCTGGTCCAGAGCCAGGGACTTCTGCCAGTAGCGGACGTTGCCCTCCACGGAGTCCAGGCGGTCATCGTGCACCAGTGCCCCGCGCTCCTTGGTGATCTTGGAGAGCTGCAGGAACAGGCTGTAGGTCGTGCGCTGCCCCGGCGTATAGCGGTTGCAGTCGTCCTGATCGCGGTCGGTGATGCTGCGATTCACGATCAGCCGGCCAGCGTTGATGACTGGCTCCAGCGTAGCGATGATCCGGGTCTCCTTCTGGCCCACCACGTAGTCTTCCTCTAGGGCGCCGGTGTAGCCGGCAGCACGGATGACTGGGGTGAAGACCTCTTGGAAGGCACCGAAGCCCATGTTCTTCTCGATGATTACCACGTTGAGCGGCCACTTGACGAGGCGCTTGGCAAGCTCCTCCATGACCTCCTTGCCGTAGCCGCCCGGCAGGCCGCCCACGTCCAGCAGGAACAGGTTGCCGTTGAGGAAGCCGAGCACAGAGTACGCGGTCTCGTCAGCGTTGGCGCCGCCGCCAGCGGGGTCGATGTACGCCGTGACGCCTTGGTATGCGGCGGTCTCAGGCGACAGGCTGTGCGGGGTCTGGAGCTTGTAGGCGAAGCCGTGGCAGCGGGCGTCCACCAGCGTCGAGCTGGTCATGCCGCGCACCACTTCCATCGGGGCCTTGAGCCCCAGCTCCATGACCACGAGTTGCGTGGTCTTCAGTGGGTGCCGCAGCGCGTCGGTCATGCGCGTGTTCAGCATGTGCTGGAGCTGGAAGTAGCTCGTGCCCTGGTCCAGCTCCTTGGCCTGGAGGCGGTCCTCGTCGAGGAGCACCGGGTCCAGTGGCTGGCCCTGGTCGCCCAGGGCGCCTCCACCGTGCATCAGCTCAGGCCGGCGCTCAATGCGCTGCCGGATGAGCGGGGCCAGATGGTCGCCGTAGTGGTCAAGCTGCTCCCGGGTGGGGTATCGGCCCGGCCAGATGCGGACGGCCACGCCACGGGCAGGCAGGCTGTTGTAGATGGAGTCGCCCGTCTGCGGCGTGCCCAGCCACACGATGCGGCCAGTCGAGCAGATGCTCGTAAAGTCGAGCGTCAAGTGCAGGAGCTGCGCACGCTGCGTGGCGGTCATGGCGTTCTTCGTGGATTCCACGTCGTCAGCCACCAGCAAGTCAGCGCGCTTGCCTTGGAGGTTGGCCCCGATGCCCACGCAGGCCACCGAGGGGGACTTGTCCACGCCCTTCAGGGAGTAGTGCACGTCGAAGTGCTCCACCGAGGAGCGGTCGCCGTTGGTCGTGTCCGGGCACATGCACTCCAGCTCGGGGAGCGTGGTGATGATGCGGACGATCAGCGTCGAGATTTCGTTGGCCTGGGCGCCGCCTGCGGACACGATCAGCACCCGGAAGGTGGGGTCGTGGATCAGGCACCACACGGCCAGGGCCGCCGTGATGGTCGTCTTGGCTTGGCCTCGCTGGGCCTGCACCATCAGGTACTGCGGCCCGTAGGCTAGGTAGTTCGCAATGTCGTGCTGGATTTCAGACGTGCTGAAGCCCAGCAGTTCCATCACAGCTTCGAGCAGGGTGCCGAAGTGGCGGTAGTGATCCTGCAGCAGGCGCAGCTTGTCCCATCGCAGGGCCGCCTGCTCGGCGGTTTCCTTCACTGCCACAGGGTCTCCTTGGGCGCGGCCTCAAGCGGGTCGGGCAAGGTGAAGGGCGCGGGCTTGATGCCCCCGGCCTTGTTCTTGCGGCGCTCGTCCAGCAGCGTCTGCAGCTTGTTGAGGGCGCCCTCGTTGCCGGCCACGGCGGTGATGTTGTTGGTCTTTAGGAAGGTGTTGATCGCGGCCAGCTCGGCAGCAGACGGCATGATGCGCCGCATCAGCGGCTGGCCGTCAGCGTCGAGCACAGGCTCGCCATCCTTGAGGATCGGCTCCTCGCGGCCCTGGAGAATCTGGGCGTACACCTGGGCGAGCAGATTGTGCAGCTCGCCGAGTGCGTCAACGGATGCGGTCATGCTTACCTCGCAGGCACCGCCAGAGCTGCCCGATGCGGGCGCCCACGGCGGGCAACTTGTCAAGAATCAGGAAGATCGTGTAGATGGCGGTGAGCACCAGCACGACTTCGTTGAGGGGATAGCCAAAGAGGGTCAGGCCGCCGACACCAATCGAGGGTGCGGCCTTCACAGCTTCCAGGGTGGTGTCGGCGTTCTTCATCAGATATGGTCCCCGCTGGGGTCAAAGGGGTCGAGGATGGGCTCGAACCACTGGGCTACTCGGTAGCGCCAGCGGCCAAGCCAGGAGGTTGCGCCGGGGCGGTTGTGCCGCTTGAGGCGGGCAGTCACCGTGGTCTCACGCGGCAGCTCAAGGAGCACGGGCGTGAGGATGAACCAGTTGACGAGCACATCGACGATGTATCCCTCCAGCAGCACGGTGGTGCCTAGCACGAGGCTGGGCTTGTTGAGGCCCTGGGTGTCCTTCACGCGCTTGAGGTTCATCACGGCGAGGTAGAGCACCCAGAGGTAGCGCAGCAGCAGGGCCGCGCAGAGTGGGATCAATAGGTAGGTCATAGTTCCGCGTTGAACACGAGGTCAGCCGACACGTTTACGCCCACAGTCCAGTCACTCGATGTGTTGAACACGTACACCGAGTCAGTCGTAACCGAAACCCCAGCGCCCGAGTAAATAGCCGGCGTGCCGGCGTTGCCCGAGGCCGGGGTAAACGTGCCGCTGATGACTGGTGTATCCCGCATCCGAGGAACCAGCCGGAAGCTGGGGTTGTTAACGTTGGCGGAGTGAGTAGTCGAACCTAGGAATCCGCTAAACACGTGGGTGTACCGTCGGCAGAGGTCAAGCTCTGCCCCATAGGGGCGATGCTCGAACGGGGTCGCGACAGTGCCGGCCTCAAGCTGGACACCAGTCAAAGCGAATGTGTCACCGGCAGACTGCACGCAGTTGACCTGGGCACTGGTGCCCAAGAAGTTTCCAGAGTTCCACGCACCGGCAGTGGTCTGGTAGGTTGAGCCAACGGCGAGCGCAAACGCGACGATCAGGCCCGCACCGTTGGCCCAGTTCCACGTTCCGGTAGACGGCAGGCCGTCCGTGACCGTGATCGTCTTGAACTCCCAGGTGTTCGCTGCCGTGATCTGGTAGGTCTCGACCCGGCTCAGGTCAGCCGCGCCATTGCGGAAGGATACGCAGTGCGTGCCAGTACGCGGGCTCTTGACCCAGAAGGACAGGGTAAAGGTGCGCCCGCGCAGATCGCGCACGTTGTAGCCCTCAAGCGAGGTGCCGATGGTCACGTTGTCCGCCGCCGCAATGGCGGTGTCCGGTGTGCCCACAACGAGGCGCAGGCTGCGTTCAAAGGCGTTGTTGGCGGGCGCGTCTGCCTGCTGGCTCACCGTCATGGTGTTGGCGGCGTTGCCGGCGTACCGCCAGCGGTCCAGCGTGTACTTGCCTGCCGGGTTGCTGAACGTCGTGCCACGCTGGGCCACTTCCATCTTGCCGTTGATGATCTTGTTGCGCATCCCCGCAAGCTGTCCGCCGTTTTGCGAGGCCATCGTCACGTCGCCCGTCACCTTGGCGC